ATACAACCACGAGGTGAACCTCACTCAGCGACTGTCGAGTCGCCGAGCCTGTTTAGTTTTCCTAAACAGCCCCTTCGTCCATAGTGTTAACTACGGAGCCGACGCCGGAGCTTTGGGAGATTTCCCCCAAGCACCAGCGCGACCCTCCGTGGATAGGAGGCAAGACCACAATCATACTCATCCAAGTACGACTGCAGGGTAGACGGCATATAGTCCCAGTTTGGGGCTATACGCCTTTTCGTCCTGTACTTAACAGAATTGGCACGGATGCCAATCCTGCCCGATCGACACTCACCTCTGAGTATCGATAGGTACAATCCTGACGGGTTGTAAGGTACAGAAGAGCCTTTTGGGCCTCTTACAGTCTTCCGGGAATCATCGCAGTGCAGTACAGAAGGTACTGCTACGAAGCAATGATAGGCCGTGGACTGTACATCTCTGTCTCTTTTAAAGTCAGAGATTAGGCTGAAGGGCACGCGAATGCCAGCGTCCACATTCTCACTCATTGGCACATAGAAAGTGCCACCGAGCCGGTCTATCGCAGCCGAAAGGCAGCGGAGAGCGTTGGGAATAGGGACGAGGGTGCGTGCCGACCAGTCTACGAGACCATTGTAGGCAACCGTAAGATCCTGTATAGTGTCCACCTTCCTAAGAAAGAAAGGGCGGACATTAAAGCCTTGATAAAAGTCAAAGCCACAGGATTCACGGAACCATCCACTTGTGAAGCACTTCTCGGGGTTCGGCCTAAAGCCGAGAGCACCAAGAAGCCATAGCAGACGCGTTGCTGAATCTGACTTGACGACGATGTCGTCGCCAAATACGGAATACAGGCCGCCGATATTGTACTATGACCATGCTTTAGGCATGGCCAGTATATCGTCGTTCTGCGCAACGCATGCAGCAGCCGCAGCAGCGAACAATGCTGTCTGGAGAGGGAACGTATAACCGTTCCCCATCGTGGACAACATGTTCAGCTGCCTCATCGATGGTGGAGAACCCACCTGAGCATACTCGCATCGTAGAGCAAGGAATACATCAAGCCAATCTGACGGGATACAATACCCCGCCAGCTTAAGCGAAATGGAGTCACTCGCACTACTTAGGTCGATGGTAGAGAAACCATCACCACGAGTTGCATCAATGAGGCTTCCGAGCCTAGCTAGACAACGGTTCACATCTGGCTGAGTCTGGAGATCAATTCCAAAGAAACGCTTTAAGCGTTTCTGGAGGATCTCCGCAAGACCCAGCTGATAGAACGTGTTAAGCGTAGGCTC